CTTGAAGTTATGGTTGTGGCTGCAATTCCAATAGTATAAGCAGAAGTAGCTTCTACATCAGCTCTTGCCAATTCTACAGTTAAATGATTACCAGTTGATCCTACAATATATACTGCTTGTCCTTTAGTTATAGTCCCAGAGGTAGCTTTTCTAACCTTTATAAGCAAATCTTGATTAACTTTAGAAACATAAGTACCAGTTGTAACTGTTGCATTTTCATCCATATTTTGGATTGTCCAAGTTTCACCAGCTCCGGATACAACAATATCTCCTTTATCTCCGTCAGTGACACCGCCACCACCACCGCCTGTAATATTAACCACGGCACCTTGTATAGTTGCTGTTATAGGTCTCTCATCAATAGTTGCTTTTATATCGTTGCTCATACTATTCTTTTAGTTGTGTCGTCTATAATTTCAAACTGCCCAATTATAACTGTAGTTATCGCTCCAGCAGGTGATTTTATTTGTATATCATATTTATATATATTTGGCTCAATAGCCATTTCACTAGCTGTTGCAGTTAATAAAGTTTTTCCATTTGTTGGATCACTATGAGTTGTCCAAGATTTAGCAAAAATAGCGGAACTATCATCAATGCTTTCATCATCTAAATTTTTAATAGTAAAAAACGCCGTATATCCAGTTAAATTGAAAGGAGTACCGTCACTATATTCAATTGTAATAAGCCTAGATAAATTATCTCCTCTTATATGATTTAATTGACTTCCTGATAAATTGTTCATATTATATTACATTAAAAAATCTTAAAGCTATATCTATTGTTACCGCTCCAATCATAGCCCATAATAGCTTGGTAAAATTATCAAAGCTCCTTTTCATCATATCCACCTGAGTAGTCAATGTATAGATTGTACCTTCATTGTCTTTATTCCCAAATAGTTTATCATCTAGGCTTTCTAAAGTCCTTTGTATAGTCTCAATCATACCTCTCAACAGTGTTATGTCATTGTAATGTCCTCTAACTTGCATAGCTATATCTCTTAAAACTCTAACCACAATATTAACCTTTTCCTCAGTGGTGTGCTGACTAGGATTGTCTATGATTGAGTCTAGCTTTTCAATATGCTCTGTCTTCATACTACTTTATAAAGTCTTTAGCTGTAATTCGCCCATAAACTGCCACTGCAGAGGTGATTAAGGTTATGATAGCTGTATCATCTACCCCACCACCTAATAGAGCTGATTGGACTAATTCTAAAGCCGATATAACTAAAGTGATTATACTAGCTATTATTGTTTTTGATTGGTACCATTTCTTGTTATTCATAGTGTTGTTGTTATATTCTATAAGTTATTTTATTGGTAACTCCCCTATTTGCCCCCAATCCAAAATTAGCAGCATCAAATCTAGCCGTATTAAGAGTTGTGCTAATAAAATGGATACAACTAATTCCCACATTATCTACTGCCCCACCACCAAATCTTTGATTATTTCCAGCAGGTGTTGCACCAAAAGGAATTGTTGCTCTTAATTCTGTACTAGCAGTCCCACCTGTAGTCCCCAAAGCAAATAGTTCTAAACTTAAATTATCCGAAATAATTTTATACGCCGAAGTAGTTGTCGTAACTGAAGTCCAAGTCATAGACCCACTAGCTGAATATGTTGGAGTATAAGTAAGCCACCTCGTCTCATAAATAGGCTCTTGTATAAGATTAGCATTGGTAAAGGCAGGTACAGACCAGTTAAATGAAGCTGTAGCAGATAGGGTAGCAGCAAATCTTCCTATGTTGACATAATTATCTCCAGCAGCTGCATTAGTTATGGTAGATATTCTAGCATACTTCTCATTGGTGGTCGTGACTGAAAAATCTGAGTATAGTTTGGCATAGGGGATACGAGCATATCCTAAGGTTATACCATCTGTAGCATTGTATCCAATATAAGCAAAATAGTCTATTTCTCTAGTAGCTAACTCAGCACTTCCAGAAGCAAACCAGTTAGTCCCAGCATTAGCAGCAATAGATAGTGATGATGTTATCCACCTTAGGTTATTCCCAATCCATATCCCAACAGGGTTTGTTGTGGTTGGGGCTACTAATGATGTAGGGCTTGTACTTATAGCTACAGTTAAATTGTTTGAAGCTACAGTTGCTCTTATATATCCATTTATAAGCCCTTGATTTCTCGCTCCGGTGGGTGCTACAAACACAGACCTTCTTGTGTCTGTAATATTAGCATTGGTAATTGTAGTCACAGATATTCCAACAGCTATTTCAGCTAATTTATAGTGAGAAGCTGGTGTTGCGGGTACGGCTGGTGATCCTGATGGAGTTCCAGCTACAGCTACAATACTTGCAACCTGTGTAGATGCATCTACTTTTAGACAGATTATATCTATTCTTGCCTGTACTCCAGAAGCTCCAATAGTTACAGTTTCATTGGCGTCTGAATAAAACTCATACATTACATTGGCATTGCTACCTGATCCATAAAAATACCCAGTCCCAGGAGCTACTACCACACTCATCCCAGGAGTACCTGATTGGGTGACTTTCATTCCATCAAAAGCTACACCTTCGTTTATAATAAAATTTCTATTAGTACGAGATAAATCCTCTGCTGAAGTTGTATATGTATCTCTGTAGCTTACATCTATTGCCATATATCTATATTATTACTTAATAGATATAGTTTACCATCTGTTGCCTACCAGGTTGTCAAATCTACTCTTCTCCAAGTGTTAGTTGCTATACATATATACAAATGAGTGGTATTAGCTGCTATTTCACCAGTTGTTCCACTTGATGTAGTAGTTGCGGGAACTGATACAAAAACTATTTGTTGAGCCTGTAAAGCTGTTAAAAAAGGAATATTTATAACATTTGTCCAACTATCCCAAGTTATATCCATTTGAGCAGTTATATCTCCACTAGGATTATTTGTATATAATCTAATAAGATCTTTTCTTATTTCTATTCCAGAAGCATTAGGCCCTAAAACAGGTTCTCCTACTGATACATTATCACCAGCTACATTAGCTCCCGTATTTGTAGCAATAGTCCTTTGCTGTCTTTCTAAATCACTTACTCTTTGCTGTAAGTCTTTTATTGTTTGGATTAAATCTTGTTCTTGTATACTTGTGCTCATATATTTTATATTATAGGTGATATTGTTAACTTTATGCTTTCCTCTCCTGCATTTGAAACTCTAACATCTATGCCATATATTCTCATAGTGGTATTTATATCTACATAACCATATTTTATTCTAATTGGCACTATATCCCCTACATCGTACTTACCAAAATCATTATAGGCATTATTAAGAGTTATATCATAAATTGGTTGTTCTGTCTTGTGGACTCTAATATATTCATCTGCCTTCTGGTCTAATGTAGCTTGCTCTGTTACCGATTTGTCTTGCTTTCTACCTTCTAATAATCCTACTGCATTAATTAAAACATTGTCAGTTTGTGTAGATGTAAGCCTTGCATCTCCTAACCCTTGTCCTTCTACCACTATGCTGTTAAACATATCTGATAAAGTCCTTTTTCTGCTCCAAGATTGTATATTATTTTTTAACCCCTCACCATATTCTAATCTAAAATCTGTGATTGTAGATCCTCTCTTAGCATATACATTAAATACACCTAAAGTATTTATTTTTATACTAGGAGTTATAAGAAAGTCAAACCCATTGATTACCTCTGTTAATTGGATAATCTTTTCACCTATACTCTCATCAAAATACTGTCTATCTCTATTCTGAGTAGTCTCTATTGTCCCCTGTGTCAGCCCTAAATTACCACCTGTAAGCCCTTGTGTAGTGTTAATCAACCCCCAAGCTATAGTCCCTGCATCTGTAGCGGTATACGTGTTAGAAGTATACCGTTTTTCACTTAATATATGGAATATCTCTGTGCATTGTATAGTCACATCCCCATCATCACTAGCACCCTCTTGTATTTCCCATACTACCCCCGCCCATATTAAAACATTTTCTCTATATATAAGCAGTCTTGTCACCCCAAGGTATATATCAAATCGTTGTAACCTTTCAACTGTGATAGGTACAGTAAAACTAGCCTTACCTGCTCGGTTAAGCTGATAAGAATATTGTCTATTCATCACCTCTGGGAAGATTTCTTTCTGCCCAGTTCTATAATCCCATAAGATATATTTATATTCCGACATAAGTGTTATACCAAGTTATTATTGCCTTAGTGTCTGAAGTAGCTCCACTATCTACATATAATGCAAGATTGTTATTTCCAGGAGCTAAAGTAATAAAGTTAGAGTCAGATGTTACAAATTGATAAATAGATACACCTTGCTGAGTGACTGTTTGTGTAGATCCAAACACTTCTATAATTTGCGCAGCGGTTAAAGTTAATCCGTCCACCTTAAAGATATCCCCAGTTGTTTGATTAAGAATAGTAAACCCTTCACCAGGGCCTATAATCTGTATATCTACTGTAGCATATCCATTCCCAGCATTGGCTAAAGTTCCTGACCCTGATACAGTTCCTAGTAAGACAGGCAATGTCCAAGGCAAAACTGCCCCTGTCGGCACTCCTGCTTGTTCAAGAGTAATAGAGTTTAAGTTTCCATTAGTAATCGTTCCAGAAGGCACATATATTGAGAAACCTATAGTCTGATATGCTCCTGTCCTCTCACCTTCATTGACACCAGTTCTAAGATATCCCTCAAAAGTATAAACTTGACTATCCTCAGTGGTATAAGCAAAACTTACTATCTGATTAGTGTTTGGATATATAGCTTTTAATAAAGCCTGTCTTTTGATATAAAAGTCATCTATATCTGTACCTCTGACCGCTATATCTATGCTTATCACCTTACTATGAGTGTAATTGGATACAAACCCTGCCTTATTGCTTTGAGGTATGTTATATGAGGCAAATTCAAGCCCACTAATTAGAAGCCCCTCTATATTGGCTAAATGATACTGACCTCCTATTGTAGCTGTAATTCCATTAAATGCTAAAGTTTCCATATTATGATAATCTTAATTTTTGTGCCATATAAGAAGCCCCTAATTCCCAGTCTACTCCACTCTTAATATTCATAGTCTCAATGGTAATACCACCACCCCCAGCTGTCATCTTTCGGCTTTCTTCATTAGTAAACACATCAGTCCCTTTAGGTAGATTGACAAGTTCTGGGCCTCTCTCACCTACTACAGCTAATCCTCCAGAGAAGTTTCTAACACCATCAGCAAATCCTGGTATTTTGCCTTTCAAAAAGTTTCCTAATCCAGGTATATTTCCTAACCCTTTCATTTTGTCCATTATATCTGTTAATGCTTTGGGCATTCTAATATTTCCTAATGCTTGGATAAGTCCAAATACAGAGTCTTTTAATTGATTAAATCTATCTTTTACCCATTGTATTTTATTTCCTAAAAATGTCCCCTCAGCAGTAAGTGAACTCCAGTTTCTCCATAGAGTGTACCCTATAGCAATTAAGGCGGCTATTGCAATAACAATCCAACCTATTGGACTTGTGATAAAAGCCAAGACAGCTGCAAATCCACCTGTTAAAGCTGTAGATATTGCAATCATTGTGTTATATGCCAACAAAGCTCCTCTAACAATACTTAAACTAATTACAAAAGATCCAAGTGTCACCATTACTACTTCAATAGCTATTTTATGTTGATTGTACCAACTAATTAAATTTTCAATAGTTGTTCTTAAATTGTTTATAGCCGTAACAATATTGTTATTTATATCCTGACCTACTTTTGCCCAATTTATTGCTCCAAGTCTTTCATTAAGATAATTAACACCTTTCTGTACAAGAGATAATAAGCTACCCTCTACAATAGTTCCATCTTCAGCAAGCCCTACTAACCCTGCAGCCATATTGCTTATATTGTCCATCAAAGTTGAGAATGTACCATTTAGAGTTTGTGCTCCTTTATCCATCCCCTTGTAGAATAATCCTCCTTCACTGGTGGCAGTTTTAAAAGCATCAGCTACCATTTCCGTGGTTATCTTTCCTTCTTCCATCTCTTTCTTAAGAGTTTTCATAGATTTCCCAGTCTTTTCAGATATAATCTGCAATGGGTTAAATCCCTGATTGATCATCTGAAGCAAATCCTGCCCCATTAATCTTCCTGTAGATTGTACCTGTGAAAAAGCTAATGTTAATCCTTGCAATTTTTCTTTATTTCCCAAAGATATATCTCCAAGCATTTTAAGATTTTTTTGACTATCTTCTACAGATATTCCAAAAGATAACATTGTTTGAGTAGCTTTAGCTAAATCTCTAGTTTCAAATGGAGTAGTAGCACCCATCTTTTTAAGATCCATAAATACTTTACGACCTTTTTCTGCACTCCCTGTAAGAGTTTCAAAACTAGCAGATAATGATTGTAATTCTCCAGCTGTTTTAATTCCAAAAGTAGCAAATCCAACTCCAGCTACTCCTATTATTTTACTAGCATTAAGAGCCGCAGTCCCTATCCTAGCAAAAACTGCCCCTATTCTTTTTCCAGCATTATTAAGTCCACCAGTAAACCCTTCTACTTTATTTTGTGCCTGTTGCAAACCTTTATTAAGACCTGAGAAGTCTCCATCAAATTGTGCTACTACTGCTCCTGCTGATAATGCCATATATATGTTAATTTATTACTTATATCTTACCATCTGTTGCCTATCTACTCCCTAGCAGTCCTTTCAATCTATCCAAATTCTTTTCTATATCTTGCGGTTTTGCCTGTTTATTTTCTAGCTTCATCTTGATCCTCTTAAACTCATTAGGTAGCTTCCTAGCCTCACTTGCCTTTATGTGTGGATTAGTTGCAATAGCTAATAATATCTCATATTTAGAGATTTCATCTACCGCTTTAATCTTTTGTCTTTTCTGAGTTTGTTTATAAAAAAACAATGCCTCTGGGATAGTCAGTTGCATTGTCTCTTGTTTTGAATACGAATAGTTATGAGCCATAAACTCATAGGTAAAAGTCATCAAGCTAGGAGGATATTCCTCTACTTCTGGCTCTGAAACTTTTGGCTGATTTTGGTAAATAAACCCAGCAGTTCTTGCACTCCGTTAGCTTCTAAGATTTCATCCACTAACTTAGTCAACTCTACAAGGTTCATCTCTTTGATTTGCTCTTCTGTGTAAGTTTTTCCACTTAGGATAACTAATACAGGGATAGCCTTTTCAAGATTACCTAGAATTGTAGCCATAGTTGACTGTGCTACATTCTCTGGATCTATTTGTGAAGATAACTCAAGAATTGGTTGTAATTCCTGAGTTAAATCTAATACTTGTGATATTGTTAATGCTTTAATTGCCATAATTTATGATTAAGCTGGTGTTCCGATATATCCTAGTATACCATCTGTATTTGTAGCGTCAATAAGAGCCATAAATTCTACTTCTATTTGACTTCTGTCATTTGACCAAGAAACTTCAATTGTCTCAGAAGATACAACTGCTTTGTGTAAAGTTATATCTGAACTTAGATCACTTCCTTTAATAACAGGGTGGACAACTAATTTTTTAGCTAATGCTCTGGTTGAAGCTCCTACAGTCTCTCCAATCTTTAATTTCCCTCCAGCTGTATCTGCAGTTTGTATTATGTTTTGTAATACTGAGAAGCTATATTCTGACATAGGAACTGTAACTTTTAATTGTCGTCCTACCTCAATCATATCAAAAGGAGTTTCTACTCCATAAGTATCAGATGATTGCATAACTCTCTGAGTTATAACCTCTAATCTTACTTCTCCTTCGGTCTCACCTAAAGATGTTCCTCCCCAAGTGACTGTAGCGTATCCAACATTGATGTCTTGTAATGCCATATTCGTATAAATTAATTATATTCTTATATTACCATCTGTTGCCTAATTTTTTATTTCAAGCACATAATTCCCTGTAAACACTGCTCGACCCGTTTCATCTTCCCCTATATCTGTAGGCTCTTGCAAGGCAAATACAGTATAAATTTCAGTCCCTCCCATTGTCTGAGCATATAATTGATGTAGGCTATCATATATCTCATAAGATAACTGTTGAGCAGTTTCATAATTAGTATTTCTAACTACAATTTGTATAGTAGGTTTTATTATGTCTAAATATGTAGTAGGCTCTACACCCCCTGACTGAAATATACCAACACAATTATCTACATTGGCAGGTAAAGTTCCTATAAATAAATCTGTCCCTAATGTAAGACTTGTATTGCTGTTTATGTAATTGGCTATATCTGTAAGTAATGTCATAGTTTTTTCTTTAATTCACTTGCTAAGACTTGTCGAGCCACTCTATTCCAAGTGCTGATATTCTCTTTTAATGGATTTTCTAAGTATTTACTTTTCCTACCATTGCTCCAATTTCTAACTACTCGGCTTCCATCTCTTCTCATACCCTCGTGCTGATACATTGCATACTTTGTATTATATCCTGTAATCCAATACTGCCCTTCTCGTCTAAAAAACCCTGATTGAGATAATCTCCCACTAGCAAAAGGCACAACAAACCTAGACAATCTAAGCAATTCACCAGCACATATTCTACCCCATTCATCCATAGGATTTATAGTCTGAAGCTTTTTTAAGTTTTTGCTTAATGTATTTTTTTTAATTTTAATACTAGACATACTTTTGGCATAATAGCTTCTTATGGTGAATATTCCCTAGCCTGTCTCTTAATATCTGGACTTCTATCACTCTAAATTCAATATCATCTGCTGTAATTGTATCATCTACTGCTACTGTTGTGTCTGGATATACCCATACCTCTACATCATAATCTAAGGGTTTTGCTTGTAATCCTCTATCTTGTCTATTAGCATATACTAACCTAGCTTTAATATAAGTAACTGTAGTAGTTGGTTTCCCATACTTATTATAAGCAGTTCTAGTGTTTAACTCTATATCTTGATTTAAGTATCTGGATAAATCAATCATACTAGTATGTCATATAGCCTGTTGTATCAATCAAGCCTTGTAATAACTGATTAGCAAGAGGGGAGAATGGCATACCTCCGACTAGTGCAAACCTTACACTATCTGTACCATAAGTCTCAGACAAATCTCCTATTTTGTATGAATTAACTCCTGAGATTATATTTAATATATCCTCATCTTTATATCTACTCAAAAAATATGCCTGTTCTATCTGTGCATTCTTTATCTTTTTATCTATTGGAGATATAAATAACACTTGGCTAGTTGTATCTGGTTGTATATCCCACCCTGACACGGTTGCTGTGCCTGTAGAGCTTGTCCAATCTGTTATAGCTCTTACCTGCCCTCTACCTGTACCTTCTCTAATTACAGCTACTCCTCCATTTAAAACATCATCAGCTAAATACTGCTGTCCTCCTAACTGCAAAACTGACACTGTGGTGCTAGTTGCACTGCTTACATTGCCATAGTATAACCTGTCTATATTAACCCTTGGGAAGGCTAAATTCTGCTCTCTACGGTAGTCTTTATCTGTATGATATACTTTATATCCTTTATACCTTAGTTGATCCATTTGCAAAGCGGCTTGTTTTAAGAAACCTTCTTTTTGTACTGTGGATAACCCAGCCCAATGTGAATAATTCTGCTTAACAGCTAAATAATCATTAGCTTCAGCAATGCTTACATAAGAGTCTTGGTCTGGATGTGATAATATTGTGTTTAATGCCATAATCTTATAGGTTTATTACTATAAGTTTACCATCTGTTGCCTTATCT